GTAACTCACAGGCAAGGCAGGGCAACCTTCGGACAAGTGACTCACAGGCAAGTTATCTACGACGGGTGAACGATGTGCGGGTCCGTGAGGGTGCCTGATGCAGCGCACTGGCACGGTGTCCCATCTTAGCGTTCTTTATGAAGTCCTGAAGGGACTTGTCGCGGGCCTTAGCAGAAGTCTTGTCTGCGGCCTTCTCAGTGTCTCTGGCGACCATCGTCGTGAAGTACCCGACAGCCTCGGCCAAGACATCGATCCTATCATCCTGCTTGAGCGCACCACGATCTCTTGTGAGGAACGCAAGCTGGAAGAACCCGTTGTAGTACCGGGCACGCTCGCCTACGTCCTCAGGGACGCTGGAGAACTGCTGCTCGACTATAGTCTTGTCCATCACCAGCCTGTGGTTGTTCATCACAGGTTCGAGCTTGTCGATGATACGCTGTTCCTTCTGACCCTGAACTCGATAGCCATCGAGAGCCGGACCTCCAGATACTGGTCGACCCTCAAGCTCGCCCCACTCCTTGAACCTCGTGTTGAGGACTGGAGAGAACAGAGCGTTGAACATGCCGTCACCGAAGTTATCCTCGGTCCAGACTTCGTTCACCTTCTCGTCGTACGCGATCCGGGCGAGCGCGGTCAGTACGGAGTCGTCATAACCATTGCCGGAGAACCCGCCCCATCGCCTGATGAAGATGCGTCCGTGTAGCTGCTTGGCAACACAGAAGGCAGTCTCATCCTTACCGCGACCAGAGGGGTCCACGAACAGCACTGAGGCTTCGTACGGGAGGATGTCCTTGTCTTCGGTACTGACAGACATGGGTGCATAGAAGCGGTCGCCTGTGAGGCCCACGTTGTCTATGTCGAGCTGTTCGGAGGTTGCCCACATGATACGGGCAGGTGCGCGCTCCGAGTCAACGTCCATACAGATAAGGTCGCGGAGCTTCAGTGGATAGCGGTTCTCGTCAGACAGAGTGGTGTCGAGCATGAATTGAAGTGCGAAACCACTACGTCCATACTCAGCTTCACGCTCGGCCAAGTCTTGTTCGTCGAATCGATCAGGGTCCATCGGTCGTCCCACCAAGCTGCTATCGTCTGTGATCCGTCGAAGTATGCTGGGAGCCAAACGTCCTTGGTACTTGTCGACTTGCTTTTCATCTGGATACCTCGCCGGCCAAACGCGAATCGTGTAACCACGTTCCTCGAAGCCATTGTAGATTGTTTGAGTTGACTGGGGAGTCCCGAGTCCGATGGAGTCGCCGCCCGGTACCAGAATGGCACCACCCATTTCACGGGCGCGGTTGTCCAGCTTCTCTCGTTTACCTTCAGTCTCTGAGTTGTTCGGTACCTCGATGTCATCGAAGATAACCTTCGTGGCACGTCCACCAGTCATCTGTCCAGTCACACCAACGGCACGCACAGAAGGAGCCTGTGCTGGCTTGGAGGGACCAACGTCAAACGCGAGAACAGAGTCACGCTGTCCGTCTTTCGGTCGAGCCTTGAGGTAAGAGAGAAGTGGAATCGTCTCGATCAACTGCTTGGTGAACGTGGAGAACTCCATAGCTTTGTACTCGGAGGCTGACACGATCATCATCTTCTCTTGCGGGTTCCGGAGCAGGCACCATAGGGTGAACGCTGCGGTTGTCCAGCTCTTGCCCATACCACGGAATGCCATAACGATACGACGCTTTGGTCCGTGCTGTAACCAGTCAGCCATCTCGTACTGAGCGACTGTCGGTTCAGGTAACCCGAGTTGTTTCCAGAGCCACCATAGGAAGACTTTGAAATCATCGTGCATCCTCTTGTGACTGTTGGTCTGCACCCATGTTGGGTACTTGATGTTCTCCATCGTGTATCTCCTCGATACTTGAAGTTGGTGCCCCTGCAGGGAGTCGAACCCCGGACCTGCTGGTTACAAAGCAGCTGCTCTGGCCTACTGAGCTACAAGAGGCGGTAATTTGGGGCCTCTGCGGGGAGTCGAACCCCGGACCTGCTGGTGATAAACAGCTGCTCTGACCTACTGAGCTACAAGAGGCGGTAATTTGGTGGAGCTGGGTGGTATCGAACCACCGTCCGGTCAGAGTCCTTTCGGGTTACTGCCGTCTATCCCATTCAGCCCCGAATTGGATTACCAGTAGTACTTATGCGGCTTACGGGCTACAGGCCACACCTGATCCTCGTCACCCTGAAGGACAGCCTGTAGCCGGCGCCGGTGTTCGGCTCGCTGAGGCTTCGTATGGAACAGGCGGTTGTGCCACGAAGGCGTCACCTGCATCCCCCGCCAGTCAGCCCCGAAGTGACGCTCTTTCTGTTTATCACCATGGTGCCTTGTGTTAGCCATACGTCCTCCGATAGAGTTACTTGGACCGCTTGGTCTTGAGAATCTGAGCGACACCTTGTCCGATCTTGTCGATCATCTCCTCGTCGTTGTTGAGTTCCCTCATGCCCATGTGGGTCGCGATGGCGTGCATGCATTCATGCCAGAAGACTGCCATCTCATAGGAGGACGCTAAGCCTGTCTGAAGTTCAATCAGGTTCTTAGATGCGATGAACCGTCCGACACACTCGCAGTCGTCTACAAGGTCATCCCGAAAGGAAACCTCGATCGTATGCCCGAGGATGTCGAAGTACTTCGGTATCACACGCACCTGTAGCGTTCCTTCCAAGTGTAATCGAACGGTGTGTCAAGGATAATAGAAGTCCACACTCTGGCAAACTCCTCGCTCTCACAGCGGTTGTTGATGTCGTAGCTGTGCCAGCCGACGTAGTGCAGAATCTCGTGGACAGAAGTCTCCAGCTTGGCCGCTCTGGTCATGCCCGCCTTGACGAAGACGTACCGCTCGCCCGGATAGTGCAGACCTCGAAGTCCACCCAGCATGTTGGCCTTGTGGTCGCTTACAACATACGAGATGACGAGGATCGGCTCGTCCAGCCCTGAGCAGTCCAGCACGGCGCAAACGCGCTCGTAGGGGGTGGGTGGTACCGGGTCAGGTGCGAACGTGCCGCAGGCGCTAAGCAGTGCAGCCACACAGAGGATTTGAAGTAAACGCATAGCTCATCCTTTAAGTTTAGTATCCGCAAAGCGGAACGTGGTTCGAGTCCCAGCCGGAAGCCGGGTCATCAGTTGGGAATAGTCGCCGCAGCAGTCTTGTTCACACCACTGGTCGTCCATACGTTCTCTCCGCACCATGCGCGTGACTGTCTTGTTGCCGCTGCTGCATCGATAGTCAAATATGATAAAGCTCATCTCCTCTCTCCTTGTTATGCTCCAGAGTCTTCGAGCGCCGCCCGGAGTCGTTCACGCCGAGTCAGGATCGAGCGTCGAGCCTCAGCTGCCAGTCCGGTACCGAGAGGTACTTCTTCGGGAGATACGCGTGTTGGCTCGATGTCGGTAGGCTTGTCGCCACCCTTGGTGATACCTTTGACGGGTTGGCCGTCGAGTAGTGATTGGCACATTAGAATCTTCCTTCTACGACATTATCGAAGTCTGGGACTTCATCAGCCAGTTGGTCGAGCGTGTCGCCCGGAATGTGTGGTCGGTCGACTCCGTTATCCTTGAGGAACTTGTTCACCTGAGCGAACAGTGCCGGGGGGATTCCTTCTGCGGAGTCACTTGCTTTCTTGATTGCCTTCAGCAGACTTTCCGCCTGAAGGTTGTGGAGCTGGTCCAGTAGACCGTCTGTTGCTCTCGACATTGAATTTCTCCTTCGCTATCAGTTGCTCTTGCCATTACGTGACGCGCCAAAGTGATTGGTCAGAAGCAAGTCCAGCTTAGTCTCAATGCGAGCCAGCCGGTCAGTTGTCTCCTGACGGTGAGTAGTCATATCTTTAGCGAGGCTGTTGACGCGAGCGTCCAATGCCTTCTCAGCTGCGATACGGTCGACCCGAAGGCGGCTGACGGTTTCTGTTTGGTTAGCTACTTTCATTCTCATAGCTCCCCACGCGACAGAAGCAGCGATGGCCGCTGAGGCCCCGTACTTAAGTGCGAGTTGTAACATTTCGGTTTCCACATGATCGTCCTTGAATTAAACAATGCCGTTACCGGCTTGGAGGTTCGTAGAGATGACTCCGAGTTCATTTCCGCCTGATGCGGCATCGTAGAACCTGAAGGTGACAAACTCCTGATCTTCGGTGTCTTCTACTGAAGAGGTCACACCAAAGATTCTATTGCTCGCCATGTTAAGACGGCCTGAGCCTGCGTCAGTATCCAATGAACCAATGACGGTACGCTGTATCCAGATGTCCGCAGCAGTTCCAGCGACGAGCCAGTCAAACGCATAGGTTGAAGTAGTCGAGCTGGTTGCCGAGTTGTTAATTTCCACTTCCCCGTTAGACCTAAACTCAATGTTGGCGTAGGTGGGGAAACTGGATAAGCTGTAAGTTTCGTGATCATAGGTCGCGCCCGGAAAGCCGGGATACGATCCATTGATCCCTCCGAACACCTGCTGCCATACACCGCCAGTCTTGACGTAAGCCTTTGCAACATCTTCCCACACACCGGCTACCTTAACCTTCGGATAACTCGCCTGCCAGACGCCGCCTGTTTTGACATGGAAGGGCATACGAGTTCTCCTTAGGTTACCTTAGGTTAATTAGTATTCGAGCCAGATGTCCCCATTAGAGCCACCCGAAGGTGCACTTGTGGAGACTGTGATCTCCGGAGAGGTGAATGCCGAGTCTGCGTGAGATAAGTATGAGTTAAGATCTGACACAGTCAGTACCCGCTCATAGGCAGAATCGTTATAGACGTGAAGTCCACCAGAGGCTCTCGTGACAGTCTTCGCAACCTCCACGCCAGCGTTGAATAGCCGGATATCCCGAGCGCCCAAGCCAGTAGCGTTAAAGTTGATAATCCACGCGTTACTCAGGTCGTCGTAAATACCGCTGCGGTTTGATGAGGCAACCCCTGTCAGGTTCGACATGAAGACAACCTCGCCACCAATACTGTACCCAGACCATGTCCCGGAGGAACCATCAGCGCCGGTTACTTCTACGGAGCCAAAGTTCCCGGTGACTTCGCGCATGTAGCCAACCGTTTGATTGCCGGGGTAGAGGTCGTTGACTGTAACGTCACCAGTGAGCGTAGGAGACGCTGTCGGAGCGTACCCTTCAGAGGCATGGTCGCCCCACCCGAAGGCGGTGTCCCAGTCAGCTTCGTTGGTTCCATCAGCGTACCCTTCAGAGGCATGGTCGCCCCAGCCGTAAGCTGTGTCCCAGTTAGC